AACATAAAAGGTTATAATTATGACAATGATAATAACACGCAGTCTTGGATCAGATTCTGGAGCTTCTGGGACCGCTGGGACATCAGGAACTTCTGGTTCTAGTGGAACTTCTGGACTGTCTGGAACTTCAGGTAGTTCTGGAACCAGTGGATCATCTGGATCTAGTGGAACTTCTGCTACATCTGGGACCTCGGCAACTGGTGTGACTTCTGGAACTTCTGGATCAAGTGGAACATCTGGTAACTCAGGAACATCTGGTACTTCAGGTTCATCTGGAACTTCTGGCAGTTCTGGAACAGATGGAACCAGTGGGACATCTGGTACTTCTGGAGCTAGGGGTGAGGCATTCCAAATAGATAGTTCTGGTATTCTCGACGAAGCACAAGTTATTATAATAGAGGCTAGTGGAGCAACTCCAGATGATGTATATGTATATTTAGTTACTGATGATGAGAGAATAAATAAAGATATACCAGCTGGAATAGCTGGAGATCAATCAAAACATATTGTGATGTGGGACGGAATAAACTGGCATGACTATGGTCAGTTTACAGGTTTGTCTGGCACAAGTGGATCGTCAGGAACTTCTGGTAGTTCTGGAACAAGTGGATCATCTGGAAGCTCTGGAACATCGGGAACGTCAGGAACCTCTGGCAGTTCGGGAACAAGTGGTTCATCAGGAACTTCCGGAACAAGTGGTTCTTCTGGAACTTCGGGATCATCAGGAACAAGTGGATCATCAGGGACTTCTGGTACTTCAGGTTCATCTGGTAGTTCTGGAATATCGGGAACCTCTGGCAGTTCGGGAACAAGTGGTTCATCAGGAACTTCCGGAACAAGTGGATCTAGTGGAACTTCAGGATCATCAGGAACTTCTGGCAGTTCGGGGACAAGTGGTTCATCTGGAACGTCAGGAACATCTGGAACAAGTGGTTCATCTGGAACTAGTGGAACCTCTGGATCTAGTGGTACTTCAGGTAGTTCTGGAACAAGTGGATCATCAGGAACTTCTGGTAGTTCTGGAACATCTGGATCGTCAGGAACATCTGGAACAAGTGGATCATCAGGAACCTCTGCTACATCTGGATCGTCAGGAACATCTGGAACAAGTGGATCATCAGGAACTTCAGGTTCATCTGGAACTTCTGGAACAAGTGGATCGTCAGGGACATCGGGGACTTCTGGTTCTAGTGGCACGTCAGGAACTTCTGGCAGTTCAGGGACAAGTGGTACTTCTGGTAGTTCTGGAACATCTGGTACAAGCGGAACTTCAGGATCATCTGGGACTTCAGGATCTAGTGGAACATCTGCTACGTCGGGTACAAGTGGAACTTCTGGTAGTTCTGGAACCGCTGGCTCTGGTGGAACATCGGGGCAGTTTGACATGACAGTGGCAGTTGTTACTACCACTGGAAATGTTTCTACTTATGCTGAAATTTATGGAACACTGAGTGGTAATATTACGCGTAATCTTCCAGCTGTTGCCGGTTATGCTGGTAAAATTTTTATGTTTAAGAAAATTGGCGCAGATGGATATACTATTACCTTAGAAGGTGATGGCACAGAAACTATTGATGGAGCTCTTACGAGAGTTATACAATATCAATATGAGTATGTACAACTTTTAGGGGTAGATGCAAGTCCGGATTATTGGGTAATTGTAAGTGATAATAAGATAGATAGCGAAAGATTAGCTAGTCTTGATTATTTGAATCAAGAATAATAAATAGGTTTGAAAAATGAATATTTTATCTTTTTTTAGTAAGGCTGGTGTACCGGCAACAGGTCTTTCTCCGACTGCAAGGGTGTTAGAAATCCCGAGCGGAGTTGTTGCAGTTAATGATCAACCAATGACAGAAATTGCAAATGGATTTTATGTTTATGATTTCGCTGGATATGATTATACAAAAGATTATGCAATTTTATGTGATGGTGGCGCTACATTAACTGGTTCTGAAAGATATGTTGTAGCTGGTAATGAAAGCTATTGTGTGCCATTAATTAGGGCGGAAATTAATGAAATAATTAGAACAGACCCATCTGTAGAATTGGCTTCTATTCCGAATGATACAGCTCCATTGGCTGATCAACTTCAGTTTGTGTTTCAATATTTTAGGAATAAGAAGACGGTTACAAATGTTCTTGAAACAATGTATAAAGAAGATGAAACTACTCCGTTGGGTTCTGCAACTCTATCAGATGATGGTACAACATTTACGAAAAATGAAACGGTATAAATAAATGAGTGGAAAACATCAGAGACGAATGTGGGTACTACCAGCTTCGACTGGTAGTACCTCACGTTATGACAGAATGCACATTGGTGTTGGTCGATCGTTAAGTACAAACATCATTGTTGAACAAGATACTTCATTAAAAGCATTATTAGATTATTTACTTGAACAAGATACATTTATAAAAGTTTTAACAGATATTAATCCCCTGTTTGATACTTGGATAGCTGTATTTGCTCCACCTACTCCGAGTGCTGGAGGCGGTGGAGAAAGAAGCGGACGAGTTCTTGAAGCTCCGATTGGCCCTTATAACAAAAGAAAGAAAATAAAAGCTGACCAAGTAATTGAACTCTCAAAAATAGATGTATCTAAATTAGTGTCAGAGAAAAGACCAAGAAACATAAAAGTTAGTGCGAAATTAGATTCAATAAATGAAGCGACAGTAATCGTTAAAGATGTTGTTATAATTGATGATACTTCTGCAGTTTTAAATATTGATCTTATTGATAAAAATTATGTTCGGGTAATAGATGTTAGGATTTCCAAGGAGGAAGATTAAATGATTACAATTGATCCTGATAAATCAAAAGTGTTGGAATTTAAGGTTAATATATCTGGAAATGCGGCTCAACCATCTGCGAGATTAATAATGCCTCTCGGTGAGAATTTAAATTTATCAATTCCTGGTCAAGTTCATAATGGTTCTATACAGGTTGTTATTCCGAAATTGAAACCATTTTATGAAATATTAAAATCCGGCGCAGCTCAACTTGAAGTAATAGTGGATGATACAGTATATAAGCCGTGGATTGACCAAATTGAATACAAAGAACAAATTAAAGTTGTTGCCGAAATCGTAGAAGAAGAAAAAGAAAATATTAGTTCCCTTAAGAAAGTTCAAGTTGGGGCAAGTTTAGTTACTGAAAATGAGGAGCCCAAGAAGATCTCGCCGACTGAAAAAGAAAAGGATTATAAGTTTAAAATCAATAATCGAGATGATTATCTTTAAAAGAGGAAAATAAAATGAGTACAGAAAACTCATCAAAGAAAAGTTTATTTTTTATTATTCTGAATCAGTATAAAAAACCAATTATTATTGTGACTATCGGATTAATCTCAATTATCTGTATTGTATTTGCTTTTAAGTCATACGGCAAAGATTATGTTACAGAAATTATTCGAGATCTTGTTAATAAACAAATTGAATTAATTGAACAGAAATATCTGGACGAGATGAAAATCAGGGATGATCAAATTAATAATCTTCAGAATAGACTTTCAACTTCTGAAAAAACTTATACAAATTTGAAAAAGAGAGTTGGCGATGTTGAAAATAAAATTAAAGAAAGAAAGCCACCAGCAACTTCTGGTGAGCTTAGGGATCGTTTTAATCAGCTTGATTATAAGCCCGTCAATTAGTTATAGTCAAGGTATTCCAAATGCAATTCCAGGAACAGTTTCAAGTGGTAGTTTATCGGCAACTTCGACAGTTGTAGTATCTACTACTGAACCTGTTGTTTGTTTTAAAGAATCTGATGCTTCCAGAATGGTTGTTGAATTAGAAAACAATGATGATTATCGGGAGCAAATTGATCTATTAAAACAAGCAAATTCTGAATTAGAAAAACAAATTGGATTTTTAAAAGAGATCAATAAACTTCAACAAGAGCAACTCAAGGTGTCTGAACAGACAATAGCCTCATATAAAGAATTATTGAAGACCCAAAAAGAGGCTTATGAGAAAAAGATAGAGAATGAAAAACCATCTATTTGGGGCAAAATTGCAGCCGCTGTTGGTGGTCTTGGGATTGGAGTTTTGGTCGGACTATTATTATAATCAGAGAGGCGGAAGAGCGCCATGAAAGAAAAAATTCAAAATGAACGAAGGAAACATGATTTTTATAAAACTTTATTTGATAATACATATGAAGCTATTATAATAATTGACATTGAGAATAATGCCAAAATAATAGACGTAAATATCAGAGCAATTGAAATGTTTGGATATTCATTTGATGAATTTACTTCATTATCATTGTATGATCTCTCTACTGATTCGGAATCAACTAAACAAAGAATTACAAATGACAATTGTGATATTGGTCAAACATATTATAAGCGAAAAAATGGCTCTTTAATTCCAGTTATTGCAAAACTTTCTAGATTAACTTTTGATGAGAGATATCTTATGATCATGGTCATTTGTGACTTAACAGAAGTGAAAAAGAAAGAAGATGCCCTTAGAGAAAGTGAAATAAAATATAGAGCCATTGTTGAAGATCAAGTTGAATTAATTTGTAGATTTACACCAGATGGCAACTTGACATTTGTAAATACAGCATATTGTAAGTATTTTAATAAAGATTATAAAGAGCTAATTGGAAAACCATTTATGGATCTTATTCTTGATGAAGATAAAGAATTTGTCAAGAATTCATTTAAAATAATTACTAAGAATGTTCCATATAATCATTATGATCATAAAGTTACTTTTCCGAATGGAGAAGTAAAATGGATTCATTGGTCGGATCGAGCTATTTTTGATGCGAATGGAACAATTAAGGAATATCAATCGATTGGTTTTGATATAACTGATAGAAAAGAACTTGAAGAAAAATTAATATGTAGCAGAATGAAATATAGAGCGATTTTAGATAATTTACAAGATGGATTTTATCAGACCGACAAAGACGGAACAATATGCTTTATTAGTAATTCGGCATTAGAATTACTGGGATTTATTGATCGCAAAGATATTGTCGGGACTTTTGTTGGTAATTATTTTCTTTATCCAAATGGAAGAGCTGAATTTCTTGAGAGATTACACAATGCTGGTGGAAAATTGTATGATCAAGAAGTATATCTTGTAAATAGATTTAAAGAGGCAATGATTGTTTCTGTTAATGCCCAAATTATATATGATGAGAATGGAAGTTTTGCAGGTTCTCAGGGGATAATTCGAAACATTACAGATCATAAACTCAGAATGTCTGAAATTACAAGGCTCTACAATGTTGTCGAAGGCTCGCAAAATGGATTAGTTGTAATTGAGTTAGATGGTGTAATAAGTTATGCGAACCAAGCGACACTTAACATCGCTCGATCTCCGGAATCAGTTACGACAGAAGATCATGTCATTGGCAAACATATCAAAACATTTATGTCTCTAGATCCACCAAATACAATTCCTGGTATATGGAAAATTCTTGAGAAAGAAGATAAGTGGTTTGGTCCTGCATATGTATTTTGTGCATGTAGCCATTGTAGTCGAATTCCAGTTGATGTCATGTTTTCTAGAATTAAAGATAATGAAAACAAATCATATGTTGTTGCAAGTTTTTATGACACAACTGAATATCGCCGCATGGAAAATAAAATTAGAGAACAATCTCGCATGTACGAAGAATTACAACAAGAGATGAATAATCTTGTTAGTAATATGAATGTAATTGCGGAAAAGAGAAATAAAAATTTGACAATTCTGGAGGCAGAGTTTTCTAGATCTTTGAATGACTTTCCAAAGATTGTGGAGGGAATAAGCAATGCCTCAACCAACTAATCATGAAACGCTAACAGTGGGAGAAGTATTCCAGAATGCTCTATATAATTATGAAACTGTTATTGATAAATATGAATCTCTTCTTGTGAAGATCATAGAACACAACACTACTATGGTTTCTCAAATCAATCGACTTCCCGATGAAACTAAGGTTGAAAAAATTCTAAATAATTTTGTCACTGTTGCGAATGATAAGATATTACAAGAGCATAATAAATTGGATATAAAAGAAAATGCAAACAACCATAACCAACAACAATTGATAACAGATCTTACCAAGATTGTTAGCAAGTTAACTAATAAAATATATTTGTTGATTGCTGTCTTAGTTGTTTGTTCTGGTTTTGGTTTTGCGGCATTAACATATGTTAAGCATACATTAAATGTTATTGAAAAGTATCAACAACAACAAATAAATAGTGCTGTAGATTCTCGTGGACCGTTTAATAAAAAAGGAGTCAAAACATTTTGGATAGATGAGAACGGTACAAAGCGATATATACAAATTGAAGAACTTGTTGAACATTCCCAATAATTAAATAGCTTACCAAATTTTGGTAAAAATTAAACTAAAGAAAGGTTTTAAAAGGAAAAGAAAAATGGCAGACAAAACTTTGAGTTGTAAAGATTGTGGAAATGATTTTGTATTTACAAGTGGCGAACAGGAATTTTACACTAACAAGAACTTTCCAGACCCAATTAGGTGTCCCGACTGCAGGCGTACAAAGAAAGAATCAAAAAAGAACGGACGAAACAATAACAACGAGGAAGCTAATTAGTATATGAAAAATGAAAAAACGGCAATATTATAAGGGGCGCCGAATTTCAAAAGGTGAAAAACGAATAGCTCAATTTTTTGATCTTCACAATATTGAATATTCTCGAGAAAAGATATTTAAAGATTGTGTTAATTTTTGCGGCAATCATCTAAGATATGATTTTTATCTTGAACAGTTTAATTTATTAATTGAGTATCAGGGACAACACCATGAAAAGCCAGTAAATAAATATCGAAGAGCCCAAATTGTTCATGATAAAACTGTTAAACACGATACAATAAAAGAGAAATTCGCGTTAGATAATAGAATTAATTTGATTAAAATATATTATAATGATTATGATAAAATTGAAGATATATTAATTAACTTGTTCAAGGAGATTGGAAATGATTTCAGTTGTTAATTATATATATGAACAAGAACATTCTCAATTGGTTCCTGATTATGCTCAGCGCCGACTAAAACTTCTGGCAAAAATTCGGCAAGAAAAAATGATAGATCAACCAAATTTATTATCTAAAGTAATTTCGAATAGTCAAAATGTCGAAGACGCTGATAAATTAGCAAAAGTTAGTAAGAGCGCATTTGAATTATATCATCAAAATAAGTAATGTAAAATCGGGAGATTAAAGATGATTTCAATTATTAATTATTTAGCAGAACAAGATATGTCATTGAATACGCTGAATCAGAGTCGTCGAGAATTGTTACAGCGTAGAATTGCTCAAAGAGGCAATTTACAATTGGCTAGTAATGTTGATTCAACAGACACTTCTGCAGCTCCAGTATCTAACGTTGTTAGAAAAGTAGCTGGGCCTGAATCTGTAGCTGGGCCAACTAGTGTTGGTAACATTGTTAGAAAAGTGGCTGGACCTGTGTCAGTGGCAGGACCTGTACCAGTCGAACATGGTGAATGGCAAAATATCATTAAGAAAGCAGCTGGAGCGGCAGTTGAAAATAAGTGAGGGAGTTAAATTATGCCTAAATTTATAACTGCAATACAACCTAATAAAGATAAAATACATTATGTTGAGCTTATAAATGATCAACCAGATAGTATTACTGAATGTGGAGTACATGGACCTTTTGAAGAAGTGGTTATTCAGTATAGAGACAGATATGAAGGTCGTGTATGTAAGAAATGTTTTAAGAGTTATGTATCATCTTTAACAGAGATTAAAATCGAAAATGATAAAGACGAAGAAAATTGAAACTAGAAAGTGGAGGCGAAAACAGAAAATGGAAGAAGTAGAAAAAAACATGGAAGAACTTGGAAAAATTGGTGAAGAGATTACTACTTTGGAGAAGAAGCTTGAAGCACTACCTGGTGCTGAACAATTAGATCTGTCAAAATATAATCGAAAACAGAGACGTCAGATTCAGCGGCGAATGGTTCATGACGAGAAAGAAAAACAGGGTAAGTTAGAACAAAAAGCTAACACATTTGTCACAAGACGAGAGTTCGTGGGATTGTTTCAGTCCGCACAAAAAATTAGAGATCGATTATATTATGTTGACGTATTAACTGGTGCAATTGAGAAACTTCTTATTGAAAAGAATATTATAACAGAAGACGAATTAAAAGATACAATCAAGAAAGAATCTGAAAAGGCATTAGCATTTCAAGAGATTCAAAAGGGTGTGAAAGATTATGAGAATAGGTTGGATAAATTAGTAGAATTACAAATTGATCCAAACATGTCTATTATTGGTCAACAAATTTATGAAGATCCTGATATCGATACGGATGAAAAATTAAGATTAGCAGAAAAATATGATATTAAGATTCTTTTAAAGATCTTAAATGAACAAATGGGACAAGTAAAGAATGAAAACTTAGTTTAATTTGTATGTAAAAGATTCGAATTATAGGAGGGTTATCAATGCCCAAATACGTAAATAATTATGCAAATCCGGTATATTATAATAATGTTACGTTTATTCCAAATCAAGAAGTTGAAACATATGATACTCTTGAGAATCGGGCGAGTGTTGTCGGAACAGTAGCTCAGAATTATGCTATAGTTGGAGCTGCTAATGACACTCTCTATATTAGATTTAATGATGAGATTGCTTGGACAGTAGTTTCATTGACTGCTGGTGCAGCACGGACAGCAGCTCAAATTGTAGCAGATATTAATGCGGCATATGGGTCTGTGGTTGCCTCTGCTGAAGGTGGAAAAGTACGACTTGATGCACCTATCGTGAGCAATGTATTGAATTCTGTTTATATTGGGGCATTATCAGCACAAAGTATTGCAGCTTGTGCAACACTGGGGCTACCATCAGATTCATCTAATCCAGTTGTTTGTGTATCTTTACAAGCTTTTGTGATTAGCCAGAATATACAGACTTATAATATTACAGTTAATAATAACACTTTTATTTTTAAAGTAAATAATTGGCCTTATTGGATAACAGCAACACTTACAACTGGAGCAGCTCGAACAGCAGCTCAGATTGCATATGATATTAATTATGCATATGAAACAGCTACCGCGGATGCTAATAAGATAGCGTTTGCAGTTGAGCCTATTACTGGAAGCGGAGAAATTTACATCAAACTGATCGCGCCGATATACAATAATATTCAATCAAAATTATATATTAAAACGACTGGGAATACAGCTCTTGCTATTTTAGGATTTACAGGGGACAATTTCAGTCCTATTGCAGAATCTTCATTTCCTACTTTAGTTAAGACAGCAGAACTTCCACTTTATAATCCTATCATTTCTGAAACGATTGTTACATTTGCTGGAGCTGGTACTCGATACTATTATGTTGTCGGACCAGAAACTGTTAAAGAACTTCAGTTTATTAGGATTGGTGGAGGTGCAGGAATTACATTTACATGTTATCTTGAAAATTTAGTAAACACACCACCTTTTACTCTTTTAGCAAATGAATCATTCATTATCAATTTGCAAGATTATAGAATTTCCAGAGTTGTCATAGTAGCAAATATGGCTGGGAATTTAACAATTAGAGAGTTAGAGGGCTAGGAGGGATTATATTTATGAGTGGATTAACAGAATATTGCTACGGGGGAACCGGTACTTCTGGCACCTCCGGTACTTCCGCAACCAGTGGAACTTCAGCAACTGGTGGAACCTCTGGAAGTTCTGGAACTTCAGGAACGGGTGTAACTTCTGGCACCTCAGGAACAACTGGTACTTCGGGTTCTTCAGGAACTTCGGGCACGAGTGGAACTTCAGGATCTTCGGGAACTTCAGGATCGAGTGGAACTTCAGCAACTGGAGTAACTTCTGGGACCTCTGGAACTTCTGGGACTAGTGGTTCTAGTGGAACTTCTGGATCTAGTGGAACTTCTGGTTCATCTGGAACTTCAGCTACCAGTGTAACATCTGGAACCTCTGGTTCTAGTGGCACTTCTGGATCTAGTGGAACTTCTGGATCTAGTGGAACTTCTGGCTCTAGTGGAACTTCAGCTACTAGTGTAACATCTGGAACCTCTGGCTCATCTGGAACCTCAGGATCTAGTGGAACTTCTGGCTCGTCAGGAACTTCTGGCTCTAGTGGAACGAGTGGGACGAGTGGAACTTCTGGCTCTAGTGGAACTTCAGGTAGTTCTGGAACGAGTGGTACATCCGGGACTAGTGGTTCTTCTGGGACTTCAGGTTCTTCTGGGACTTCAGGTTCTTCTGGAACAAGTGGATCTAGTGGAACATCTGGATCTTCGGGAACTTCTGCAACTAGCGTAACATCTGGTACTTCTGGTTCGTCTGGAACTTCAGGCAGTTCTGGAACTAGTGGTTCATCAGGAACCTCAGGTAGTTCTGGAACTAGTGGTTCATCTGGAACCTCTGCAACTAGTGTAACATCTGGAACCTCTGGATCTAGTGGAACTTCAGGTAGTTCTGGAACAAGTGGTTCATCTGGAACTTCTGGTTCTAGTGGAACTTCTGGTAGTTCTGGAACTAGTGGCTCATCTGGAACTAGCGGAACCTCTGGAACTAGCGGAACCCCTGGATCGTCTGGAACTTCAGGCAGTTCTGGAACAAGTGGTTCATCTGGAACCTCTGGATCTAGTGGAACTTCAGGTTCTTCTGGAACCTCTGCAACTGGTGTAACCTCTGGAACTTCTGGTTCATCTGGAACCTCTGGCTCTAGTGGAACTTCAGGTAGTTCTGGAACAAGTGGTTCATCTGGAACTTCTGGTTCTAGTGGAACTTCAGGTAGTTCTGGAACTAGCGGAACCTCTGGATCTAGCGGAACCTCTGGATCTAGTGGTACTTCAGGATCGTCTGGAACTTCAGGCAGTTCTGGAACAAGTGGTTCATCTGGAACTTCTGGATCTAGTGGAACTTCAGGTTCTTCTGGAACCTCTGCAACTGGTGTAACCTCTGGCTCTAGTGGAACTTCAGGTAGTTCTGGAACAAGTGGTTCATCTGGAACTTCTGGTTCTAGTGGAACTTCAGGTAGTTCTGGAACCAGTGGCTCATCTGGAACTAGCGGAACCTCTGGATCTAGTGGTACTTCAGGATCGTCTGGAACTTCAGGCAGTTCTGGAACAAGTGGTTCATCTGGAACCTCTGGATCTAGTGGAACTTCAGGTTCTTCTGGAACTTCTGCAACTGGTGTAACCTCTGGAACTTCGGGTTCATCTGGAACTTCTGGCTCTAGTGGAACTTCGGGTAGTTCTGGAACTAGTGGCTCATCTGGAACTTCTGGTGAAAGTGGATCTAGTGGAACATCTGGAACTAGTGGTTCTTCTGGTGAAAGTGGAACTTCTGGTTCTAGTGGGACTTCTGGAACATCAGGTTCTTCTGGCTCTAGTGGGACTTCTGGATCTAGTGGGACGAGTGGTTCATCTGGAACAAGTGGATCGTCAGGAACTTCTGGCTCATCTGGAACTTCTGGCACATCACCTGCGCCAGGGACGTCTGGAACCTTTGAAACTTCAAGCGAAGGATACTACATTGTTGTAGTAAACGGAATGATTACACAAGTTGGTAGTCCAGTATAATTAAATAATTTAGGCCGGTAAGACCTTTATTAGATCTTGCCGGCCTAAATAAAATAGAGGACAATTAATTATGTCAAAATTTCAATTAGTAGCTCAAAAAATGTGGGTTCATTTTATGTGCCCCATTTGGTCTTTTATTGTAAATTTATGTTATTGGCTTTGTAGGCCGTCTGGTATTAAGGAAGCTCGTGAAAAAAAGAAAATATATTTGGCTCTACCATTAGAAGATGTAATGAAAAAATTCAAATGGACCGAAGATAAATTTAAAGATTGGCTTCCTTGGATCATAACTATTATAAATAAAGAGTTTTCTGATGATTGTGATGGTGCGGCAATATTGGCCAAATGGTGGTGGAAGAAGAATAATAAACAATCTAGATTAGTGTTTTTATATTCTGCTGATGGAAAATATGGACACGCGGTTTGTGTTCTTAATGATAATACTTGTTTTGTATCTAATTCACAGGTCTTATATTTAGATAATACTGATTGGCGGCAAGATCTTCTTGAAGCATTCAATAATAAATATGCAGTTATAATTGAGAAATAGAAAATAGAAAGTGGAGGCAAAAAGAAAGTGAACATTAAATATCATTGTGAAGCTGGTGGAGAAACTGGATATCACGCACATTCAAAAGCGTTTTGGTCAAGATTACAAAAGATCAATACTAATATTGGTGTACCGATTCATATAATTCTTGACACATCTGATCATCCAATATTTTATGCAAATTATGATGGAATTAAAATTTGTTATAATGTTTATGAATCAACTCTTCAACCTGAGAGATTTTTCAATCATATTAAGAACAACTATGACTATTTTTGGTGTCCTTCTACATGGCAGGCGAAGTGTATGATTCAACAGGGATTTTCAGCGGATAGAGTTCATGTAATTCCTGAAGGTGTTGATAAAACAGAATTTTTTCCAGTCTCTGATTCAGATCTTGCCGATAAATTTACATTTATTATTATCGGAAAATATGAATATCGTAAAGCAACGGAAGAGATGATTGATTGTTGGTTTCAAGAATTTCCATTAGCTAATTATCCAGATGTAAGATTGATTTTATCTGTTGATAATCCATTTGATAGGAAGAATGTTGAAAACAAATTAAGAACTATTGAAGAATTAAAAGATCCAAGGGTTCAAATTGTACATTTCCCGCCCAGAGTTGATTATATTAAACTATTACAAACTAGCCATTGCTTTTTGAGTTGTTCAAGAAGTGAAGGTTGGAATTTGCCTCTTATAGAAGCTCTTGCATGTGGTGTTCCCAGTATATGTTCGAACAATTCTGCACAAACAGATTTTGCCACAAACATAGCTTATATGGTTGATACCAAACATATGATTAATCCAATTCCTACTGGATTTCCTGGGGAGTATTACGAGCCGGACTTTGAGCAGTTTAAATTACATATGAAATATATTTATGAAAATTGGGATGAATGCCGGCAAAGAGCTTTAATGGGATCTAGCTTTGTTCATAATAAGTTTTCTTGGGAAAATGCAGTTGAGACAGCTAAATTTCATTTAATGGGAATTGATCAAAGTAAAAAAGCAAAAGAATTATTAAGAGAAAGCAAGATATCTAAAGAAAAAGAAAACCCGAAACCCGAAACTACTGAAGAAGTATTTCCAATTCCAGATCGAGTTAGTGTCTCGTTTATGGATGGTTGTAGATTTGAGATCAGTGGTAACAGCGGGTTAGAATATAATGTAAAATTTATTAACATGGCTACTAATAATGTAGAATTTTCTACAAAATTAGGACCAATTAAAGATGATATAAAGTGTTGGGCTGCACCTTCAGCTAAGTTTTTTATTCCTTGGAAGATAGAGGTAACGTCTGTTGTAAAGACTGCTTCGCTGGAAAATAAAGAATCTAACACTTTAGTCATCAAATCACCAGAGACAACACAAAAGAACGTAAAATTTGTACAAGAATGGAACGCTAAAGATCAAAGAATATTTATTAATCTTGATAGTAAAGCTCTCGGTGATAATATAGCTTGGATGCCACATGTTGAAGAATTTAGAAAGAAATGGGGCTGTAAAGTCATTTGTACTACTTTCTGGAATACTCTATTTGTTGATGCTTATCCAGAAATAGAGTTTTTAAGCCCTGGTTCAGTAGCTCATAATTTATATGCACAAATTAAAATTGGGTGTTATGATAATGATTACACAAGAAATAAAAACAATTGGAGGGAAATACCGCTTCAGAAGGTAGCGGCTGATGCTCTTCAATTAAATTACAAGGAAATTAAGCCAAAAGTAGTTGTTAATAAAACACCATTGCTTGGTAGAAAATATATTTGTATCTCTGACCATTCAACGATGCAGTCAAAGTATTGGAATTATCCAGGTGGTTGGCAAGAGATAGTAGATTATATCAACGATTTGGGATTTGATGTTATAGCTCTTTCGAAGGACCCAACTGGTCTTACGAAGCTCATTCCTGTAAATAATGTTCCGATTGAAGAGACAGCCTCGGTTTTAAATAATTGTGAATTCTTTATCGGAGTTGGATCTGGTTTGTCTTGGTTAGCTTGGGCTCTTGGAAAGAAAGTAATCATGATTTCTGGATTTAGTGATCCTTTTACTGAGTTTATTTCAGATAATTACCGAATCGCGCCGCCTCCAGGAAAATGTCATGGATGCTTCAATGATAAAAATTTAGTCTTTGCAAGAAGTTGGGATTGGTGTCCGAGAAACAAAAATTATGAATGCACTACAACAATTACACCAGAAATGGTTAAAGAGAAAATAGATCTTTTAATTAGTTATTTATAAATTGATTTTTTGGGGATGAAGATATTATGCAAGTTCATATTCCAATTTATGGTGAAACTTTAAAGAATAAACTTTTGAATTTTGCAACTCTTAGAGCTTCAGCACAAGAAATACCAGATATGACTGTTAAAGTTTCCGCTGGAACATTTTGGAATTATTCATCTGGTGGACTTGTTTTAGTTGAATATCCTGGTGGAATAACTGATACCTTCATTCCACCAGTGTTCAACCCAAAATGGTATATTGTGGCGTTAAGCTATTATGAACCTCAAGGAGTTGTAATAATTGAAGGAGCTGAAGATCCAGATCCAACTTTTCCAAATATACCTTTTGGAAGATATCCTGTTGCAGCAGTGTATTTATCACCTGGTGTAACAAAAATTACCAATGATATTATCTTTGATGTTCGGCCAACATTCGAACTGAGTGTGAGAAGACATTCTGATCTGGAAGAAACTTCTGATGTTGATCAACACCCAGCAACTTCAATTAGTTATGATACGTCTGTGTCTGGATTGCATGGAACAACAGTTCAGACTGCTATAGATGAAGTAAATAATAAAATAGATGCAGCTGGCACTTCCGGAACCTCTGGAACCTCTGGAGAAAGAGGTGAAGAGGGTGTCCCTGGAATTGCTGGAACGTCAGGAACTTCTGGTAGTTCTGGAACTTCTGGATCTAGTGGAATAGCTGGAACTGGAGGTTCTTCTGGAACCTCTGGTTCTTCCAGCACATCTGGAACATCTGGAACAAGTTCTACATCTGGAACTTCTGGCTCATCAGGAACGAGAGGAACATCTGGAACTTCAGGTACTTCTGGAAAGCCAGGAATGGATGGAATGTCTGGTTCTTCTGGAACTTCAGGCACAAGTTCTACTTCTGGAACATCAGGTACAAGTTCTACTTCTGGAACATCTGCAACTGGTGTAACCTCTGGAACTTCTGGTTCATCTGGAACCTCTGGAAGTTCTGGATCTAGTGGAACATCTGGAACATCTGGATCGAGTGGAACTTCTGGAACTTCAGGTTCATCTGGGACTTCTGGCAGTTCTGGAACAAGTGGATCAAGTGGAACATCTGGAGAATCTTTTTATGTTGATTCCTTTGGAGATTTAGATGAGGCCAAAATTGCATGGATTATAGCAAATAGTGGAGCAACTCCTTCAGATGTTTATGTCTATGTTACTATTGATGATTTACGAGCTGATCCATCTCAACCACCTGGTATTTCTGGTGATATGTCTCGTAAATGCTTTGCATATGATGGAACAAATTTCTATAATTATGGTTGGTTTATAGGTTCTGATGGAACATCTGGTTCGTCAGGATCATCCGGAACTTCTGCAACATCGGGGACTTCTGGAAGTTCTGGAACAAGTGGTAGTTCAGGAACCTCAGGCTCGAGTGGAACTTCTGGCTCATCTGGAACTTCTGGTAGTTCTGGAACAAGTGGTTCTTCTGGAACTTCTGGTTCATCTGGAACAAGTGGTTCATCTGGAACAAGTGGAACATCTGGAAGTTCTGGAACATCTGGTACTAGTGGTTCGTCAGGAACATCTGGATCTAGTGGATCTTCTGGAACGAGTGGAACCTCTGGTAGTTCTGGAACATCTGGATCTAGTGGTTCATCAGGATCTTCTGGATCGAGTAGTTCATCAGGAACATCGGGCAGTTCTGGAACAAGTGGAACATCAGGAACATCTGGTTCTTCTGGAACAAGTGGAACTTCGGGTTCTTCTGGAACTTCTGGTAGTTCTGGAACAAGTGGTTCATCAGGAACAAGTGGTAGTTCTGGAACCTCAGGATCTAGTGGAACCTCTGGTGTATCTGGAACTTCCGGCTCATCTGGAACAAGTGGTAGTTCTGGAACCTCAGGATCTAGTGGAACCTCTGGTGTATCTGGAACTTCCGGCTCATCTGGAACCTCTGGATCATCTGGAACAAGTGGAACCTCGGGTATATCTGGAACAAGTGGTAGTTCTGGAACCTCAGGATCTAGTGGAACCTCTGGATCATCTGGAACAAGTGGATCTAGTGGAACTTCTGGAACAAGAGGATCTAGTGGAACTTCTGGATCTAGTGGAACTTCTGGATCATCTGGAACAGCTGGTACAAGTGGATCTAGTAGTACATCTGGATCTAGTGGAACATCTTTTTCAGAATCACAATTAGATGATTTTATGAAATTTACATATTTGAATGGATTTTAAATTTATATTGTTTGGTGAGCCGATTTTGACTCACCAAACAGATCTTGCCGAAATAGTAAAAATAATTTAGATAAGGAGTTATTATTATGAACGTTCCGCCTTATGGAGATACTTTTAAACGGGCATTATTACATCTTGCTAATTTAAGAGTAAGAGCACAACACACACCAGATATGACTATTAGAGTTTCTGCTGGTGGATTTTGGTATTATACGTCATCTGGTGCAAGTTATTTAGAATTTGCAGGAGGAAATTCTTCAACAATTACTACACCTTCGTCACCAAATAACAGATGGACTGTTATTGCTCTTACTACGACCGGTACAATTGTTACTATTGATGGTACTGCGGCCGCTTCACCAGTTTTGCCTGCAGTTCCTCGAGGAAGATTTCCTCTTGCCGCAATTTATATTACATCAGCCGATACTACGATTTCTGATGATATGATTTTTGACGTTAGACCAATGTTTGAATTGGGAGTTACAGATCACAGAGATCTTCAGTCAACTTCATTGGCTGCGGCACATCCTGGTTCCGCAATTACATTTGCGCCAGGTGGGAGTGGATTAGTGTCCACAACTATACAAGATGTTGTTTTAGAGCTTAAAACATTATTTGATGATTTGTATGTTCATGCTGGTACTTCTGGTACTTCTGGTACTACGGGCAGTTCTGGTACGAGTGGTTCGTCCGGCACAGCTGGCACTTCCGGTACTTCCGGCCTCACAGGAACTTCTGGTACTTCTGGTCTTACAGGTACTAGCGGCTCGTCTGGCACTTCTGGCAGTTCTGGCACTAGCGGTTCGTCTGGTAGTTCTAGTTCTAGTGGTTCGTCTGGCACTTCGGGTAGTTCTGGCACTTCGGGTAGCTCTGGTTCTAGTGGAACTTCTGGTAGTTCTGGCACCTCTGGTTCTAGCGGCACCTCTGCCACCTCTGGTTCTAGCGGCACTTCTGGCACCTCTGGCACAACAGGCACCTCTGGTAGTTCTGGCACAAGCGGCTCGTCCGGTAGTTCTGGCACAAGCGGCGTAGATGGAACCTCGGGTAGTTCTGGCACTAGCGGTATAGATGGAACTTCCGGTTCGTCTGGAACCTCTGGTAGTTCTGGCACAGATGGGACTTCCGGCAGCTCTGGCACTAATGGAACTTCGGGCAGTTCTGGCACCAGTGGTGACACAGGAACTTCTGGCTCCTCTGGCACTAGTGGCGTAGATGGAACTTCGGGTAGTTCTGGCACAAGTGGTGAAGATGGAACTTCTGGTACAAGCTCTACTTCTGGAACTTCGGGTAGTTCTGGTACAAGTGGTGAAGATGGAACTTCTGGTACAAGTGGTGAAGATGGAACTTCTGGTACAAGTGGTTCGTCTGGTACAGCTGGTAGCTCTGGCACAAGTGCACCATAATTTATACACGAGACCTCTGATTAAATTGTATTAATCAGAGGTCTCTTTATTATGAAAATATTTTATTAATGGAGGAATTAACAAATGACTATTCCGAACGTTCCGCTTTATGGGGATGAATATAGAAAATTATTTGGAAATCTGGCAACTCTCAGTCCTACTGCTCAAGATGAACCAAATCTTACAGTTAAGATTTCAGCAGGTGGTTTTTGGAGTTTTCTAGATGGTGTTGCTGCTTATGTTGAATATGTCGGGGGCAGTTCACCAACGATTAGTGTACCAGCATCAAATGCAAGATGGGTTGTTGTTACTTTAAATCAATCAGGAATGGTTGTAAATATTGATGGTGATATTGCGGCAAGTCCTGTTTTGCCAACTATTCCAAGAAACAGATATCCTATTGCATTGGTATACGTAGCAACTGGTACTACTAAAATTACAAATGATATGGTATTTGATGCAAGACCAATTTTTGCAAATCCTGTCAGATCACATTTGGATCTCATGGATCTTACTGAAAGCGGTTGTCATAGTACGGCCGCAATTACAGGTCTTGATGCCCTACTTGCTACTTTCCCAACAACTACTGATTTAGCTTCTGGATTATTAACTAAAGCCGACACTGGTGGCACAACTGCAGTAACTTTTAAATTAAATAAAGATCATACTGGCGCCCCTGCTAGTGATTGTGCTTTTGAGGTTGAAAGAGGCGCATCTACTAATGTAGCAGTTATGTGGGATGAAGCTGCTGAAGTGTGGAAATACACCAATGATGGTGCTACTTGGTATACATTGAGTGGTGCATATTATAATGATGGTAGTCAGGCTCTTAAATTGAAACAAACTGTTGCGGCAACAACTCCGCCAGTTTTGACTGATGGACAGTCACAGATTTGGGTCAATAGTGATGATAATAAAGTTTATTTGATTTTTAAACCGACCGGATTAACTCAGGTTAAAGTTGAACTGACATAATATTGAGGACCGGCAAGAGCTAGTTAAGTTCTTGCCGGCCCTTGAAAAAAATGAGAACCCTTTTACATGTTTATAGACGTTTATTTTTGTTAACTATAATTTATAAGTAAGACTAATTTGAAAAGGAGAATCCAAACGTGAGCGACCAATTTAGAATACAGGAAGCAATTACATTTGTACAACAGACACCTCCAGAAACTTTTCGTTTGATGGATGTCACGATCAATAATATACCAGTTGCTTATGAGCATGGAAAGGTGTCTGCTGTCGCAGCAGTTGTTGATCTTAAAGTTGCTGAAGAAGTAAATATTTTTACTATGAATTGCGAAACGGGTGTATCTCTTAAACTCGGCGCAACCACAAACCCAGCTTTATCGAATGTTACCCATTTTTCTTACAAGGGTAATAAGACAACAGTTTATATTTCAAATCCAGGGACAGAAGATATTTCAATTCAATATTCTACTTGCAGTCTATAATTTTAAGGATTTTTATTATGTTATCTATATATAATTTGTTTGTAGAGATTGCAAATGTACATTCAGAGCATCCGAGTGGGTTAATAGCTCCTTTTGGAGTTGTTGATCCAAGAGAAAGAAATAAAAAATTACTTGCAAAGGCGCAAGATTTTTCTACGAAAGATCCTAGTGAGCAAGTAAAATTAATCAATAAATTGACAGTGTAAATAATGTGAAAGGAGGAATGAGCCATATTTATTCACAATTTTTATGCGGACTTGCTCCTTTCTGTGAGAGTTTTGTTCGACAATCACATATTTCAAAATAGAAATTATGCGAAGAGATATGAATTTAATATGGGTAATAGATCAATTCAATTACCTCATGATTATAAACCAAATTATGAATTTCCAAATTTAATTGTCACCCTAAACGATGATTCCCCAAGTTATGGTGAGAGACCAAGTGTATCACAGAAGATACCAGGATTTAATTTAGATCAAGTGCCGGTTCTCTATGACCAAACAAGTGGTGTAACAATTCTAGTACAAGAAGAGATGGTAAATGTTCCAATTACTATTGTAATAAATTGTGAATCACAGTTTCAAGCAAAGGAAATTTATGTATTGGTCAAAAGATGGTTACCGGTAAATAAGTTTATAAGTTTTCTAACTTTTACTTCTTATTTAGAAGTTTCTGATACTTTTTTGTCTCGCTCTGATTTCGATCCGGCAACTCATATAATTTATAATATTTATACCAAGTTAAATAAGAGAACTGGTGAAATTGCTTATTGTTATGGTCTTCAATATGATCCTATGATCCGGCTAGATTCAATTACATCGTCTATTCCAGATTCAACACAACGATCATTTCAGGTATCTGTTGATATCACATATATGCTTCCAATACCAATGTATATGTTTAGTGATGTCCAACCTGGAGAAATTGACAGAATTGACATGTTAATTAATCCGTCAACCGGATTTGAACCTATTAATGATTATCCATCAAGTAAGTCAATTAATTATTTGAGCGATGAAGTAATAAATCTTAAAAAAGGATTTATTCGAAGAACATATTTAGTAACAGACGATTCATCAACAACAAATATATTAAATTTAGACAGTGTGTCTCTTGCTGCAGATCAAGTTACGAACACCTCTACAGGTGGTCGAAAAATTTGTGCAACCAGAGGCGCAGATGACTATCTTTATATTACTCTTGGAGATAGTGAAACTCAGTATAGAACGAACATCAATACAATTCCATCTCCTGACGGGGTTGATATAGAACTTAGTACTGATGAATATTTGACTGTTACAAAAGCTCTTGCCGGAACAATAACAACAGTATTACATACAATTAAACAAGGATTAACAATTCAATTCAATCCGGCTGAATTTTTAATGTCTGCATCCTATTCCTATAATCTAGTTAAGGGAGCTAATACATTAAAAGATTATCAAAACTATACATTAGATTTATCTGGTAATTCAATTACATTTAGTTTCGATAATAGCATTTATTCAATGTATCAACCTTCCATTACTAGTCCTTTAATGATTCAATTTTATTTGAAAAATGTAACTTTCCCATTTCAATTGGGTGGAATTATGCCCAAAGTGGGATTAATGAAAGTTTTTAATATAACGACAACTGCTGCCGAAATGACTTGGACTTCTGATGAAGAAACAACAACTCAAATTGAATACGGGACAACGACATCATATGGTGCTCTGTCCGGTTTAAAAGAAGATTATACAAATACTCATAAAGTTGTTTTAACAGGATTAGGGCCAAATACAACATATCATTATAGGGTTAAAGTCACAAATGCAGCAGGAACAGAGTATTTATCTGGTGATTATACATTTACAACATTAGTGTAATTGTGGGAGAATAACTAATATGATTTCAATTACAAAATTTTTATTAGAACAACAGATTGATCCACGTGCGTATGCTGCGATGATGGCAACACCACAAGGACAGGCAGCTGCTAGACAGGTTGCAGCTGATAAAGCGGCAGGAACAGTTGTGGCTGCAGCGCCTGTGAAGAAAATTATCAATCCTACAACTGTAAAAATCCCTGTCGCTGGTCAAGTAGATCCAAATTATAGACAGGATCTTAGGACAGCTCTTAATAGATTGCCACAAAGACAAAATATGAATTATGCTGGGAAAGTTCCTCTTGCTCGAGTGAATCCAACAGATCAAACAGTGGTTGATAATACTTTCAAACAAGTTAGAGCGGAAAGGCTTGCTCCCGCTGGAGTTCCAGCTGCACCACCTGTGGCGCCTCAAAGAATTATTCAAACCGTTCCTCCTGTTGCTACACAAGTTCCAGTTGAACAAGTTCCAGTTGCTGCTAATGCTGCACAGCAACAGATAGCTAATGCTGCCGCGACTCCGGCAAAAGAAATAGGTGGAGCTGAAGCTGCTGGAATTGCATTAAAGAAAGGTGCTCAAGCTACTGGTGAAGCGTTGGGTTCTGGAGCTAAAAAGGCTATGGAATTTGCAGGAGAAAATCCTGTCGCTGGCGGTGTTGTTGCTGGAGCACTTGGTGCACTTGGTTTAAGAAAATTAATTAAAAGGAATAAAGAGTAATAAAATATATTTGGAGGATAAGAAAACATGCTTGCACAAATGATAAGCAAATTAGATCACGCCGTTTTAGAAATCGCTCTTATTGATGCATTTTGTGATATGTGTATCCATGAGGGTGAGGAATTTACAGAAGAATTAAAAGACTATCTGAAAAGTATTGATGATAAAACAAATACTGAAGAGCAGGATAATGCTTTCTTTGAGTTGTCAATGCCTTATATTCAAAATTCTATTGAGAGATATTCTTCAACTATTATTGAAGCAGAACAGAAGGAAATTGTAACCGGTTCTGATAAGAATGAATTAGCAAGAGCGAAAGCTGGTGCAGTTGGAGCTGATACTTTAAAGCAGTTGAAAACTAAGGGCCGAGATCTTGCTAAAAAAGAATTGTCAGAATCTGAAGAAATTAAAATTTGGGAAGGTGTTGTTGGTGATGTAGTTAGTGCTGCTAAAGAAGGTGTAAAGAAAGCAGCTAATAAATCTGTTATAGTTGGTAAATCACTTGGTAAAGCAATTCCTGTTGGTATTGCTGCCGCGGCCAAAAATTTCCAGAAAAATCTCAAAGGTTTTAAAATTCCAGCGGATAAAGTTCCTGATGGAAAGGCCCCAAGTGCTTCTTAAAAAGAATTAGGGTGATTAATTATGCTAAGTATTACTTCGTTAAAGAGAATTACTGAAGCGGCAGACCCAACTGATATAAGACATGCTGCTGATATCGCAAAAGCGAATGCAGAATATGATAAAGTTGCTGGTACTCCTGGTCCATTGTCACTTCCAAGAAGAGCTAGATGGCTTTTTACACCTGATAAGAAAGTTGCTGAAGCTGCGGCTGATAGAAGTGCTGCGGTTGATGCAGCCGATGCCAGACGCAAAGCTGGTAAACTTGGAATGGCTTCTAAAGAAGACTATGACGAAGCGAGATATCAGGCTGCTAAAACTAATGCTGCTTTGAAATCAGCTACAAATAAGGCTAGTGAAGCTAAAGAAGCTGCTGGAGAACATGCGAGTGAATCTGGTGGAATTATTAGTAAGATCGGAAAACATATCGGAGAACACAAACTTGGGTATGGTCTTGCTGGGCTTGCCACAGTTGCTGGTCTTGCCGCTTTACAAAAAAGAAGAAAGAATTTACCAGAACCAGGTCAATATTAAATAAGGAGTTTAGTTATGGAACTTAATGAATTAATTATGGAGTCATTAAAAATGGCAATTAATGAAACTGAAAAACAGAAAACATCTGTTGAATTTGGTGGTGATAAGGGCGCGTCAGTAAAAGATACAAAGATTGATGATAAAGCTCAGACAGCGTCAGAAGGTGGTCTTAAAGGTGATATTGCAAAAGAAAATACAAACCCACAAGGGGAGAGTAAAGAAGCACTTGAACCAGTTCAGAAAAACCCCAATCTTGTGAAAGCGGTTGTTGCAGGTGTTGTTAACGCTGGAGCTAAAATCACACCGAATAAAGATGTTAAATTTACACCATCTGAACCTGCTACAAAATAATAAATCAATTATAGATAATTAGGAGGATTAAACAATATGTCAGAATTACAGAATTTTCTTAAATCGGCAATTACAGAAGGTATTCCTGGTATAAATGAAAAGTTGGAAATCATGAAAGGTGTTTATGGTGATAAAGCTTATGATCTTCTCCATCCTGAGAAAAAGGATGATGCTTTTGAAGCAGTTAAAAAGCTTAGTTCGAAGCTTAAAGAAGAAAGAGATCAAGGTGCTTTAGAACATTTTAAAAAGGGTGGTAAAAAGGCTGTCGCAGCTGCTAAAACAGCAGTTGAAGAACACCCTGTGATTGCTGGTGGAACAGCCGCAGCTCTTGCTGCTGGTCTTGGAGCTTTAGCATTACGTAAGCGTTTGAAGAAAGCTGCTAATGCCAAAAAATAATAATTACTTGTATAATTAGGAGGACTAATTATGGCATTAGATGTAAATAAAATCATTACAGAGTCTCTTAATGAAGCAAATGGTAGAGATTTACTCACTTCAACTCCTGAAAAAGAAGTACTTACAGAGGGTATTCCTGGTATAACAGAAAAATTAGAAGTGATGAAGGGTGGTTATGGTAATAAAATTTATGATGCTCTCCATCCTGAGAAAAAGGACACTTCTTTTGATGCTGTTAAAAAGATTAGTGGGAAACTCAGAGAAGAAAGAGACCAGGTTGCCAAAAAGACAGCACAAGATGCTTCATTAAAAGCCGCTGATGAAGTGGAAGGCAAGTGGAAGGAAGAAGTTGCAAATACCGATCAGTCGGTAGTTGCTGCTAAAAAAGCCGCTGAGAAAACTGCACAAGTTGCCAAAGAGAATGAAGTTGCCAAAGATGCTTCATTGAAAGCTGCTAAAGAAGACTCTTTTGCTGGACGACTTGGTAGTGCTGCCAGAAAAATTAAAAAAGATGCAGAAGAAGGAGTTGATACTCTCGGCCGCAAATTTACAAATAGACTTCACAATTTAGATTATGAGAAGACGGGTTTGTTGGGTGCTGGAGCTCTTGCTGCTGGTCTTGGAGCATTGGCATTGCGTAAAAGATTAAAAAATGCTAATAAATAAAAAGGTATTATTATGAATATTAAATCTATTTCAAAAATAAGAATACCTGTTGCTGGTGAAAAAGATCTACATTATATTCCTGACCTTAAAAATGCTCTTAATAAAATGGCGAATAAAGGGAAAGGGTTAGATTTTGCAGGAAAAGGTCATATTAATCCTGTCAATCAAATAGATCAACAATTTGTTGATTATGGGTTTAAAGAAGAGAGGGCGACGAGATTAGCTAAAGAGGCTGCCAAGAAAGCAAAAGAAGCCGCAACAGATAATTCTAAAGAAGGTATTACAAAAGCCGGCAAATCTCTTTTAGAAAAAATTAAAGACAATCCAGTCCCTTATGCAGGTGGAGCATTAGCAGCGGCTCTTGCTGCTGGGGTTGGTGCTGCCGCATTACGTAGAAAGTTTAAAAAATCTTAATAGGAGGAAAGTCATTAATATGGATATTAATAAGATTATTACAGAATCCCTTGAAAGCGTTATCAAGGAAGGTGTTGGTGATGATGTGAAAGAGAAAGCTGCTGAAGTTGGAAAGAAAATCGCAGCTGGTGCTGAAGTTGTAAAAGAAAAAGCTGGAGATGTTGGAAAGAAAGGCATAGCCGCCGCTGAAGGGGCAAAGGATACTATGGTTGGAATCATTAAAGAAAATCCCAAAACTTCTGCCGCTGTTGCTGCCGCTCTTGCAGCTGGAGTTGGTGCTGTTGCATTACGTAAGAAGATTGCAGCAGCTATGAAATCCACAAAAGCCACACCGAAGAAAAAGAAATAACTATCAAATAAATCTTTTGGAGGAATAAATTATGTTTCAGAGAGTTAATGCTCTTTTAGAGTCTGAAGGAAATGCAATTATTGAAAAACATGAAGATGTTATTGTTGAAGCAATGTCATTGGTTAATGATTTTCAGAAGGAGATTAAGGCTTTCATTATTAATAATCCAGAGGAATTCATTGCGGAAACTGTTGAAGAAACCTATAAGAATATGCGGGTGTTTGCGGAAGTTGCAACCTCTCAGTATGTCACAGAAGTTTCCAATATTTATGGTAGTACGATTCAGGAACAGGTGGTGACGGAAGATAAGGGTCTTGCTGAATATCTGTAAGATTTGGATGATGTCATGAGATCTAAATATGATTCTTTGTATGAGATAGATCAGGCTACTCTTGCGAAAATAGCCCTTGTTGCTGCAGCTGGTATTGGTGCAGCAGCAGGAGGCAAACATTTATATAAGAAATACAAAGAAAAAAAACTACTAAAGAGATTTGGTGAAGAATCGCAAGAAGACTTACAAAAACATTCCATAAGGAGAACTGCCGAAGAAAATTTACCAGACGCCAATGATATTCTTTGGATGTCTAGACAAATGGCAGACACTAAAAAATAGGTAATAAAAACATGATACCTATCGCTAATAAATTTTTAATAAGTGAAGCAACTCTGTCTAATGCTCGAGCGTGGGCATATAGAAGTTTAGCTGGGAGATTTGGTGGAAAAATGAGTCAAATGAATAGAGTTGTGAAACCATCTCCCGTTCCAGAACAGAAAATTGAAAATACAGAAAAAACATTTAATGGATTGGTTCCCACACCTACTGTGGATTCGAGTAAATTGGGATTTAAGACTTTTAAGACTTATAAAAATCCAGCAAATTTGCCCTAAATAAAAAATCCGGCAAGATCTTTAATAAATTTCTTTATTAAGATCTTGCCGGTGATAAAAAGGAGTATATGGATAAAGAACATTTTGATACAGTTAAAATGTTATACGAATCAAACCACACTGTTGCCGAAACCGCAAAATTACTAAATATTACATATTCTCAAGCAAATTATATTTTTCTGAAGTTAAAAAGTGGTCAAACTGAATTTCATTATAATCATATAAATGAAGACTTTTTTGAGACGATCGATACTGAAGAGAAAGCATATTGGTTGGGATTTATACAAGCAGATGGATGTATTTACAATACAGAAGTAAATAATGTATATAAACTTGAAATAACTTTACAAGAATCTGATAAAGATCATTTAAATAAATTTGCAAACATTTTTAATATCAAAATATATGATAGAATGAATTCTTCCTCTTTTGATGGCATTGATCGTAAATATTCAGTGTTTGGTATTTATAGTAAGAAAATATTTAATGATCTTATTAATGTTGGAATTGAGCAAAGAAAAACTTATTCTGATGTTACTAATGTAATTTGTAATGTTCCTGATAATTTGATTCATCATTTTATTCGAGGTGTATTTGATGGAGATGGATGTATAAATTGTGATAAAACAAATAAAGGTCATTTTAATATATCTGGATCTAAAGATTCTTTAGATCAAATACAAAAGATTATGGTTGATCAAATTGGGTTGAATAAAACAACTTTGATGCAGAAAAGTGATTATTGTTGGCTTATTCAATATTCTGGGAACAATATTATAAGGTATATTTATAATTGGTTATATAAAGATGCTACAGTTTTATTAGAACGAAAGAAAACAAAGTTTGAAGAAATAAAAGAAGTGACCAAAAAATATATGGATAGGACGATATCACCATATAGAATGGTATATAGAGGTCAAAGTCGGAAAAATCCATGGTCAGCATCTATATTTTTCAATAACAGACAACACCATATTGGTAATTATCCCACTGAACTCGAAGCAGCATATTATCATGATCTTGAACAAGTTCGTAGAAGAGGAAATAAAGCAATAAGATATATGAATTTTCCAAGTAAATATGATGATTTTGCTAAATGGGTTGAAGAAGGTTATTAAAAAGAAATCCAGTAAGACATTTTTAATGTCCTACTGGATTAAAATTAGTTTATTTTAATTTGGGTAATGTTACCGAATGAGTTGTCTAAGTTTAATATACTGCCGTCACTAGTGATTATAAAGACTAATGGGACGTTATTGCGTATGAACTCATACTTCTTATAATTATATTCGATGTCTGAACACATATCTGTCAGACTCATGACCATGCTCAAATCATCTTTGTCTTTGTCCCAATACTCTGTTTGAACTTCATCGAATACACATCTGTGTGAAGTTCCACCACGTCCGTGATAACCAGTTTTAGTGATAAAATTATAGAAATCTCCAATGTTATCTTTATTAAACTCTTTTCGTTGATGTATTGTTGTGTCATGAACAAGCAATATGATAGTCTTAAAATACTTCATACTATTTTCAATAACACTTGAGAATTTCTTTAAATTTTTATCAGATATTGAACCAGATGAATCCACAAATATTATCAATGTCCCGGTTCCTTCATTATCTTCTATGAAAGCATATCCAGGAAGATTAATTTTATGAGGGACAAAATATTTATTGAGACATCTCCATGTTCTTTCATCTGGTTTCATAATGACATTTGTTTTAATTGATTTTTCAACAAGAGTTTCCCAAGGTATTTCAACTTTTAGAATTTTATCTAAATAACTTACTAAGTACCCTGGTGAATCTCCTTTTGATTTGATGTTTTCAAATATTGCTCTAGCTTCAGCGACGATCTGATCAGTTAATGCTGCCTTTAGATTTTCATCAGTGTCTATTGCCGATGAAAATCCACCAAGATTTGTAATAACGGTAAATAGATAATTTCCATTACCATCTGTTACATCAATTGTCATGTCACTTGATTCAGTATATTTTACTTTATTTGGATGTTTTAAAATCCAATCATATGCGTATTCAGCAGTACAATCTGATTTGTTGGAATATAAATCATTAATTATATTATATTGATTGTTGTAAGGAGTAATTAAATCACTCATCTTTTTCAGGAATACTTCGACGACATGATCGCATGCAATATTCCACTTAGCAAAGTCTCTATCACCTCTTCTCAACCCATGCTTATTTAAGATGTGTAGAAGTTCGTGACAGAGAATAAAAATCAAATTATTGTAAGTATAATCTGGTTTTACTAAATATGATTCATTGAGATTAATTGCGCCATTTTCAATTTTAGAAGGATCGTCCAAGTTAAAGGTTACATACCCTTCTATTTGTTCTGGCAATTCTTGAATCTCCCATGCGAACTTGTTTGCCATCATTCCGAAGAAGAACAATTTATTTGTAAACATCTTTAATTTGGCTTTTCTAACTAATAACTCAATTGGTGTGTGCATAAATTATGCTCCCATGTCAGAAGTGATGTCTACAATCTCCTTTAATACAGAGCGAGTTAAATCTGGTTCTGTTTTCTGTAATTGTACTATGATCTTGTTAAGAATATTTTTCTTGTTTGCTACTTTTTCAAACTGTCTAATTTCTTTGATTATCATGATTGAAAGCTCTGATGCTTCTTTCATAAATAATCCAATTAGATGTGAAATATTCGGCAAGAACTTATCACGATCACTTCTGCCAATGTAATTAGTAGTTAATGCATAAGCTAATGCATAAGTCTTAACAGAATCGGTTGGCAATTGATAATTTTTATAATCTGTAAGAATATTATCAATATCGAATTCTGAGTAAATTTTATAATATGTTGCGAATTCAGAAGCTCCTTCTTTTCCAACATATCCAGAACCAATGTACAAACAAGTATCAGTACTGATAATTTTTTTATAATATTCTTCTCTTGATTTGACTTCGTTTGAAAATCTTGTCCACGAACGTGGAGATCCCCAAGCGACATCGACTTGTTCTTCTTCATGAAAGAATTTTTGATACTGAAGATTTCCAAGAAACGATACAAATGCGGGATGAATTTTGTTTTCTTCTTTAAGAGCGAAATTATTTTTCCAACCGTTGAAATCTGTATAAACAGGCATCATAACACATCTATTAATAATAGCACTGAATAACGATTTGGCGCCGGATTTGCTACTTGTGTTTCCTGCCATTACCATTGCGCAATTATTTGGAATTCTATAATTTCTTAATGATCTTTCTGTAAATAGTTCATACAACAAACCCATGTGAATTGGACTCATTAAGTGTGCATCATCCAATAACCATACAATTATTGAATCTTTCTTTTGCTCGGCCATTTCATAGAGAGTTTTCATAATATCTGGGAATGACCAAATTGTTCCTAATACTGGTTTTCCGTTAATCATAATTGTATCGAATTGGGGAATGCCTCCAGTTTCTTCAATAGGCTTAAGAGCAATGTGCGTTGATACAACACCAAATCCATACTCTTTACTTAAGTAATGGATACTTGCTGTCTTGCCTCCACCTGGAGCGCCAGTTATAAATGGAACACCCACATCAATTCCTTGTGTCTGTAAATGACAATTCCACAGAACTTCATTAATAACTTCATGTAACGCTTTTGAATTTTGAGAATCGTTAAACATTTAACCTCCATATTCGTTTAATTTGAAGAATAAAAATCTTTTATAAGGTTATTATTTCTATATAAAAATTGTGAATATTAAAAAAGTTAGAGAGAAGGAATATGAGAAGACAAACAGTTTCTTTAACAGATCATTTTGCATCTCAGACGATGGACGTAAAAAATATCTTTAAAGAATTTAAAAAACCAATTTTGAGTAATGTGTTTTTTACAAATCTTGCCGCTCTTCGTCTGGAGTCAGATTTCTATGAATTTACGAACGATAGATGGATGCAAAGACCGACAATTTTTTGTATGGATACATATCAAGAACCACTTTTGTACCCAGTGATTATGTTGGTAAATAATATCAAGACTTTTCTGGAATTTACACCAGATAGATTTGTTCCAACGGTCACTAATCAACGTATTATAATTGCGCCATATCGAAACACAATTAGCAAAATTTTAAGTACGTCGAAATAAAATAATATGATTATTAGTGGAGATAATGTTATATGTCAGATCTAAATAAATATTTTCAACCACATTTTTTTTCAGATACTGACGTAAATGCAGCTTTGAGTAAAGATGAACTAAAGATTTTTATTATTGATAAGGATAAAGAGGGACAGCCGATTTATGATGTATTTAACGATGATTTTAGTAAATATCTTGGTAAAATGCCGGATAACATTGTTAAAGATAGCTGCCGAAATCTCTTAAATAAAAATCTTATATTTTTGGGAATTGCCAAGAGTAAACCAGACATGGTTGTTGTTAGACCTTTGATAACAAAAACTGATAAATTGGCTGGAATTATTCTAGATTCTCAACAGCTTGGAGTCGATCCAACTGCTGGTTCTACGAACTCAATTGACGAATGTATTTATGCTGTGTATTTTGGTCTTATTAGATCTGTTGTTTTAATTAATAAATCTGAAATTAGACAAAACAAAGATTTACATAAATTGTTGTCTACTTATCTTTATTTGTTATTTTTAAAAGCAATCGGATCTGATAAGCTGTATTCGGAAAAACAAAAATCATTAGTTCACATGTTGTCTATATATATTTATTATAAACATTATCTTAATGAGAGACATGGTTACATATTATCAATTTTACAAAGAGATTATGAGAATTTTATCGGTAAAGAAAATCTTAAAGAGTTCTTGCCGGTACTAGAAAAAATGCAAAGTTATACATCTCTTAAAGATTTTCCAAAAATGCTTATTGATGCAAAAGTAATTAACGAATCACCAAATGTTTTAATAATGTCTCTTTTAAGAATGTTAAAGCCGATGGGATTTTATGCATTGGTTGGGTCATTAGACTATTTTATTCCTTTGGTAATTATTACAAAATATCCGATCGAATTTATTGGTAACAAAGCCCCAACAAATGATAAGATTCAAAATGCGGTCGAAGAAATTATGTCAAAATATGTAGATAAAATTAAGTATGATTTAACTGCTGTCGAAAAATATTAAAAAAGTAATTTATTTTTATAGGAGGAAATTGAAATTATGTCGTTACCTATTGTTATGACAAATGATTTTTATCTTGAAGTTGCCCGGGGTAATGTAACGGATTTTGCAGCCAGAGAAATTGTTGGTACAGTTCCGGCTGTCGCGGGAACCTATGACGTGTGGAATGCTGGTATTGATGCTAATAAAGTGATCACTAAGGTTGCTACAGCAGCAATTCTTTATGTTTCTTCGTCTTCTTCTGCTGATATTACTCAGTCCGTTATTATTACTGGTCTTGATGCAAACTATGATGTGATTACGGAAACAATTGCATTAAACACTACAGATGGTCAGACAAGAGTTGCTGGAACGAAAGCATTCTTGCGAGTAAATAGTGTTGCTCTGTCCGCCGCTTGTGCTGGTAATGTTTATGTTTACTATGTTAGTGCGGTTACAGCTGGTGTTCCTGATACGAAGAGTAAGATTCAGGCGATGGTTGCCATTGCTGCGTTGTTGGCTTATAACGCAATTTATACAGTTCCTCGCAATAAGAATCTGTATTTAACGAGCCTTCGCTATCAGTCTGCAACTTCCACCACAACTCATGACGTTATTATTACTGTTAATCGTCAGCTGTATGGTGGTGCGAATGTGGCTGTTAAACAGATCAAATATGTTGATCTTGGAACAACCAATTATGTAGATGGGCAGGTTGATTTTATGGATCAGCCGATTCTGTTCCCAGCTAAGTCTGAATTCAGAATTGGTGCTGCTCTTGCTGGTGGAACGGCCATGATTATGGCGGTTATGTGCAATCTGATTGAAGAGACGATTTCTGTGGTTCCGACAACTACAGCAGTTGTCAACAAAGCTGCATATCTTGCCTATCTGGCTGCTGGTGGTCCTCTCACGTTAGCTTCTCAGAATTATTGGTTGATTGGTCTGGATGAAGAACCGACTACTCCTCCAAGTTCTGTAAATCTGGACGATGTTCTGTGCACCATTACTGGTGCTACTAACTATCGTGTTGCTGCAGATACCAATGTTGCATTTGATCCTGCTTACTTTGTGAGTGGTAAATTGGTGACAACGACAAAGAAAGCAATTGTGACCATTATGCGCTGTGTTGATAGTGGTGGTGGTGTTGTGTATGTTCTTGCACCAGTTAACACTGTTGTCAATCTTGGTTCTGGAGTCAAAAAGGTTACCAACATTAGTTATCTTGCGTAATCAATATTAAGTTGAGAAAGAGGATGAAGTTGAATGTAAAACTTCATCCTCTTTTTTTATTATATGGGGCTAAATATGGTAAATCATGTTGATGATAAATTATGCAATGTAAAACATGTAGCACTTAGAGATATTATAGACTTACATATTAAAGTAGTTGAAACTCGTCTTGCCGCAATGGATCATGCATTAGATTTAAAAACAGGAGAATTAAATAATCGTCTTAAAGCATTGAATGAATTAAGAGCCGAAGTTGTTAAAGATAGAGAACAATTTGTTAAAAAAGATTCTTATGATATTAAAATAAAAACTTATGATGATTGGATTCGATTGATAGAAAACAGAATAACAGTTATAGAAACTCGATCAGTGGTTTGGACGTCTGCATTGGGTATATTTTTTATAATAATTCAAATTTTTCTTCATTTTATAAAATAAAATACATTGGTTGAAAACAAAATTATCAGATTCTGTTTTCAATTCGTAATAGGAGCCGTTAACAGTGGAAGCAAAAAATATATGTTTGCGATGTAATAGTGATCGAATTGTTCATTGGATTGGAGGTTGGAAGATATTTTACACCTGCCTTTCTTGTAAAGCTCAGTGGGAGGAGCAGTTTCGAACTTTCAAACCTCCATTAGAAGTTAAGCAGAGAAAGAAAGATTAATTTCTTTTTCTCTTTTAAATTAGGAGAAATTAAATATGTTGACAATTATACAATATCTAATGGAAGAGAAATTAAGTTCAGAAGAAAAAGCAAATGAAATCCCAGAGAAAGATCGTACATTTGTTAGGTGTGCAGTTACTAAATTTTTTACTGAAAATCCAAATCCAGATGATGATGATTTTCATACGTTCGCTGATAAAATGAAAATATCTCCGCATGAGCTTGAAGAAGTAGCTTATGAGTTACTTGGAGCTCTGCTTAAAGGTGTGGGTAAACATAAAGAAGTTCCTGTTACTGAATTTGATCCTAAAGAAATTAAAATGGGTATCGAAGTTGAAAAAGAACATACAGATAGTGAAGCGATCGCTCAACAGATCGCTAAAGATCATTTGATAGAGATTCCAGATTATTATACCAGATTAGCAAAGATGGAAGAAGAAGGAAAGAAAGCTTTGAGAAAGAAGGACTAACTATGTTAGATTTCTGGCAAAGATGTGCTTGTCAATTTATAGTTAATTTATATATTTTTCAAGTTTTTGTTGGTTTAAAAAGAACTAAAAAATCTAATGATTATTTTGATTGGTTAGATTCTTATGAATCCGAATCTTTATTATTGAATAAGGGAAAATAATTATGATTTCGTTATCATATATATTTGAGCAAAAACAAAGTTTGATAAAATATGCATTCTCCCAAGAAGGGGCAAAAAATACAATTGAAGGTCTTGGTGGTGCGGCAAAAGATGTGGGTAAAGATATTGCTTATAAGGCCACACATCTTGGTGATACGGTTTATAATGCCACTCATGATTCTGATAGTGGAGCGAGCTATCTTGGAAAATTGTTTAGAACAAAAAAGGCGATGGACTTAGAGAATATAAATGCAGCCCACAATATTACAAAAGGGATGACAAAGTTCAGAGAGGCAGATCCAGAGCGAGCTGATCAGTGGATGGGAATTGCTAAAAAATATATGAAAAAAGTTGTGGAGAAATAAAATGATTACTATAAGTTATTTATTTGAAGCTCTTGCCGATGAAAAAGTAGAAAAGGTTGAGGTCTCTAAAAATTATATAATTCAAGACTTGAAAGATCGACCTCCCGAATCTGAAATTGAAACATATCGACGTAAAGTTACCTATGATAAAGATGGAAATAAACATATAGTAAATCTTGCTATTCTTAAAAATGGTAAAGGCACTAAAGCAACTTCTATCTGGCATACTAAGAAAGAAGGTTCGGCAAGATCTATGTTGAATCGTCTAAAAAAGAAAAATCCTGAAAAAATTCATGTGAAAGAAATTACCAAACCAGAGGAGATGTAATATTATGATTTGTGTATCGTATTTATTTGAAGATGTTAAATCCGCAGCCAAAGGTGCTGCTTTAGTTGGTGGTCTCGTTGCTGGTGGTGGGGCGCTATATAATAAAATAAAACATGGAGAAGCGTTTGGTGATGAAGGAATTGATATTCCAAAATCCGCTCTTGGTTCCGCCGGACTTACATTCGCATTCAATGCTCTTTCACCAAGTGAACAGAAAGCTGTCAAAAAAGAATTATCAAAATCAAGCAAAAGTACGAAATAATATAAAGGCATATTAATTATGATCTCTTTAAATTATTTGTTTGAGCAAGAAAATAAGAAAACAACTAAACTTCCTATGATTGAAAAAGTCATTGGAGGTCTTGGTGTTGCTGGTGGATCTGGATTATATGCGCTTACTAAAAAGTTAAAATATGATGATGAACAGGAACCAATTACAATTGGTCGAAAAATGATGCCACCAGAAATTTACAACGAATATCAAGATGATATAGAACATCTTAAAAATATCGGCTTAGCTACTGCAGTAACCGCTGGTGGAGCTCTCGCCGCCCACAAACTTTATAAAATGTACAAGAATAAGAAGAATAAGGAGATCTAATTGTGATTTCAATATCGTATTTATTTGAAGCTAAAATATTAGATTTTCCAACTAGTCGACAAGATAATGAAGGCAGTTGTGGAAGCACATGTGTTCAAACTATTCTGGCATATTATGGGATTGATGAAAGACAGGATGATTTATCAGATAAATTAAAAATGTCTGATGATGGAATATCTTATAAGAATATTATTAAGATATTTAAGAAATATAAATTATCTGTTGACGCCAGACCCATGACTGTTAACGATCTAAAAAAATATATTAATAAGAAAATTCCAGTTATTATTCTTATTCAAGCATACAAAGATAATAGACAGAAGAAGTATACTAGAGAGAATTATAACAATGGTCATTATGTTGTTGCTATTGGATATAATAGTAAGCAGCTTATAGTTGAAGATCCAGCGCTAAATAATCAAGTAGGTTATATATCGTTTTCTGATTTAGAAGTTAGATGGCATGGTATTGGTGAAAATGAAAATGAAAAATTAGATTATTTTGGAATTGCAGTATACGGAAAACCAAAATATGATTCTGATAAAATCGTAAAAGTAAAATAAGGAGATCTAATTATGATCCCAGTTGCTGATTTATTTTTAATTAATGAATCTGTATATGAAGATACAAAAAAAGAACTTTCCAAATATTTTAAACTGAATTCTGTTAAGGATTTTATTAGTTTATCAAAGAAAGTGATTCAAGATGGAGTTGAATCACTTTCTGAAAGAGAACAGAAAACTTACAGAGGTCTTTTTGAAGATCCTGCTGTTAGTAATTATATTTCTGCGGCCAGACGTGCAGGTGAACGTGATGGTTGGATCAGAGGTGGAACAATTGGTGGACTAGCTGGTGGAGGAATTGGTTCTGTAATTGGAGGTGGTATTGCTGCAGCTAATGAAATTGGTCCAGCGGGGTCTATTGCTGCTTTTATTACTCTTGGACTTCTCGGTGCTACTGCTGGTGGTGCTGCTTTAGGTTGGACTTGGTCCCATGCTTTAAGTTGGCTTCGTAAGTGGAAGGCAGAAGATGATGTTGTTAAATTAGGTAAAGTTGGTGGTAAGATTGGTGGAACAATGCCGATTGTAAAAGTAGATTAAGGTAAAAACTTGGTAGGTTGATTTGTTAACCTACCAAGTTGTATCACTTAACTAATAAAATTGGATTATGAATAACTTTTACAATTTCTGGTCCAAATATAATGTAGCTTAAACCAAGTAAAAGAAAACAAATAAGTATAATTATTTTTGTTGATTTTGTGATCATGTTTCCCCCAGGTGGTGTATTATGTTAGCCGTTGCTGATTATTTTGAAGATTCATATATTATGGAGAATGAATTTCTCGATAATATGAAAGACAAGGCTATTCAAAAGTATAAAATAAATTTAGCTAATATTAAAAAACAATTAGTGGACGCTGGAGTTGAAATCAATCTTATTGAGAAAATTGTTAAACCCCATGCTCTTGCCGCTGCAAAAGAATTAAAACAAGGTAATGTTAAAAATATTGGAAATCATTTTCAACAGATTCTTGATGAAATGAAAAAAACTTCGATTATTAATCAATTGGCAAAATCAATTTTAATTCTTCTTTTAGTTCTTATTATTGGGCAATTTATATTAACTATACTAGTAACTCTTGGCGCCCCAGCTGAGATAGCATTTCTTATTTTAGCAATTTTTGTTGCTCCTTTAACTGAAGAAGCTGGAAAATATTTTTCAATCAAACAAAAATCAACAGGACTTTATTTTATTGTTTTTAATCTTTTTGAATTCACCGGATATGTTGGGGTGTTATTAGGTATGGGAATGACTCTTCCAGTTGTTATTTTTTCGAGATTATTGGCAGTATTAATGCATTACGCGACAACTTCAATCCAATGGGGAGCGGCAAAACAAAATAAATCTGGACAAGGTTATTTAACTGCTGTTTTAGTTCATGGGCTTTGGAATTTTTTTGCTTCTTTGAATGGTATTTTACAAGCCTTTTGAATGCATATAAAGTTGATAATAATTATTGATAACAAATATCGAAATTATTCCACACAAAATTACTCCAGTTAATATATTTGAACTTGTTACAATAAAGAAACTAATAAATAGGGTTACAAATATTTTAATTGGTGTAAATAAATGAATCTTCATTAGTAATTTAGGAATTGGTGAAAATTCTTCTCCTCCAAGAGCTAAAATTTTTTTAGTGGTAGTAAAATCTAAAAAATTTAAAATAATAAATAACGCTGCAAAAAAGGTGTTCATGTGAGTTCCTAAATAGTTTGTTGTAAAAATAATATTTCTATATAAGAATTGATGATGAAAGAAGGAGAAAGTTGTGACAGAAGATAAGGGATTAGAAGGTAAAGAATTCATTGGCACAATTTTACCAAACAAAGATCCTTTGCATAGAGGACGATATAAGGTGTATATTCCAGATCTTCAAGTTCACATGGAAGACAATACTGGGATAATGTGTTCGAATCATGTTTGTAAAAATAGAGTGTCCCCATCTCAAAATGGTGTCTGTGGATCATATTATCCGTTACAACCTGGAATGCAAGTGATTGTAAGATGTTTTGGTAATGATCCAAATTCAGCATATATTGATAGGATAATTTCTGATCCTCATACTAACTCTTTGCCGTATGAAGTAATAGAAAGAGATGACTTTTATCAAATTATACGAACACCAAAGCACAATAATTTAATAGCAATATATGAAGGTGATGAAAATTCTAAAAATGTACCAAAAAATTCAATACACATTTATTTTAATGATACAAGAACAACTGTTGTAATTGATGAGACCGGTATTAATGTTAAAACCGCGGACAATATTAATATCACTGTTGATAAAAATGTAAAGATAACTGTAACTGGAACTGCTGATATTAAAGTAACTGGGAATGCGAACATTGAGTCTGCTGCAGATGTTAATGTTAAAGCTGGTGGGAAAGCAAACATTCAAGCTGGTGGAGATGCGAATGTGAAATCTGGTGGGAAGTTAAATTTAGATGGTGCTAGTGGAGTTGATATTAAAGGTGGTGGACCTGTTAATATTCAGGGCGCCCCAGTTAATGTCAATGGTGTCGCGGTTTCTGCTGGTGCTGCGGCTTCTGCTGTTGCAGCCGATGCACCAACATTAATAACTCCAAACGATTTTGATTATTTTAAACAAACTTCAGGAAAATAACTATTATGTTAATCGACTATAATAACACTTTGAAAGTGATAACCGAGGATGTTGATAATGTTGATACAATTATTAACAATCTTGGCAGAGTTGATGCGGCCAAAGATCGTCCCGCGATCTCGAATAAATTCAAACCTAGGCCCGTGGGCATAATTATATACGATTCATATAATAACCCATTTTTCCCTATCCACCCTTTGCCCAGGGTGGACTCTGCCAAGATTGACCTTATTTTAATATATAAAAGGTTTAGAGAATTATATTCTCAATTTTCTGTCACTCTATTACCGTGGCATTTTGTAATAGAGTTTATTAAGGATCGGTATTATGTATTTAATACCAGACCAGTTGATATGTATTTTCCAGTAACAAATAAAGATGTTATTAATCGGCAAGATCTGTGGGATGATGCAACTAAAAAATTCATGGAAAGATATCTTTTTGATATTCAAGATGCTCTCCACATTCTAATTGTTGGGGATAGTGGTATTGATGTTTATACTAAAAAATTTTATGAACTATTAGGTCGAGTATGTATTGTTCCATATATAAGATATTTTAAAATAGCAACAAATGATTATGAAACAATTGTTCCATTAAACATGGGAAAGAAATTCAATTTAAGCTTAGTTACGAAATTCGTAAGGAGATAGAAGATGATTTCAATTAGTTATTTGTTTGAAAATAAAATTACTGATACTTTAAAATCCACTAAAGATGGTTATTTAAAATTTGAAGACAGACTTGGAAAAGAAACTGTTGGCGCTGTTAAAGACATCGGCAATTCAATTAAAACTGCTCCGATTAAATTTGGTAATTTTGTTAAAGATCTTCGGGGAGTCAACTACAAAATAAAGAGGTAGAGAATATGATAGCGATTCATGAAATGTTCTTTTATACGTTTGCAAATTTTGGTGAGAAAACTCCGAGGTCGGTTCTTACTGTTGACGACAACAGAAAGTGGCCAGTTATGAAAGATAGTAATCTTCTCATTCGAGATGAGGGTATAGAAAAATATAATTCGGAGAATACTTCTGCCAACTTAAAATCGGAGAAATGATATGCCAACTAATAAAGAATTAATTCAAGAGGGAATATTTGATTGGATAAAACGTAATAGAGAGGCATATCAAAAGCAGGTATCTGGAGAAAGTGATGGATCTAAAGATGGTTGGGGTGTCAGAGCTGCTGGGGCAGTGGGAACTGGTCTTGGGGGAGCTTATAAGTTTACTCGAGACAAAGTGAAACCCACACTTGGGAAAACACTTCAGTCGATTGGTAAACGAATAGAAGGCAGTAAAGAAAAATCTGACTCTGGAACATCTTCACCATCGACTCCAAATTATTCAATAAAAGGTCTGGTTAAATCCAAACCAAAACCCGCTGCTAGTGATTGGGGTACTAAATTGGGAAATCTTTCTAACTTAGGTTCCATAAATCCAAAAGTTGCGCCAGCTATTACGGCGGGGATTACAAAAGCCTCTAAAAGTACAAGCACTCCATATTCTATAAAAAACATATCAAAATCAAATGTTATTCCCTACAAACCCAAAGGAACAAAATAAAACATTTTCCTTTAACTTCTAATTTTATATAGAAATATTATTATTGTTATAGATTTATTTCTTTTCATATTTTAGTTGTGGGAGGAGGCAAAGTGTATCTGGAAAGTGCGGAATTAGAAGAAGAGCAACAAATAACTTCGGATTTAGATATTTCTTATAAACTTTTACATAGATATGGTTACGATGCATTTGATCGGGCATCCAGAAGCGAAACAATTATAATTGATTCAAAAATGATCGATCAATATTGGGAAGATTTGAAGCGTCATTATTTTTTACAACTTAATACACGATCTGCGACTGTTAAAGGGTTATTTTTATTATATCAAATTGCGAATGCTCTTTCTGCATATAATACAAATATATTAAAAATGTCGAATATAAGATTTCGATCACAAATCTTATTTCCATATTTAATATATATCTTACAACAGTATCTTCCAGAGACGCGGAAATTTTTACAAGCAACAATTAGAGTGGTTTATGAACGGATTAGAAGAAGCTCTGAAAAATTAGTAAATATTTATGTTAATTCTTTTTATTTAGATCAAGATATTATTAAACATAACATCCTTCTGGAGTTTCTTGGCAATGGATTAAGGAAATTTGATCCATTGACAGTTGGTAATATCGACTCATTTTATAGAGGTATGATTTCTAGTATCTTCCATTTCTACTTCATGAAGAAACAAGATACGGGTAAAATATATACTACTTTTTGGAATATTGAAAATATTCTTAGTTCCTCAAATTCTTCAACAAGATTGAATCTTTATAAAGATGTATTGTATAATCTTCAGGTTGACAGATATTATAAGATCTCGCCGATATACATTCAACTTGGGATGAATTATCGAATATTCAAAAACGTAATAATCAATAATGAATTTCAAGATGTGTATATTGCCGCAAAAAACAAAACTAGATCAATATTTAAAGTAACAAATCCAGAATATAAACTTATTAAAGTTTATAATGATGATTTAGTAAATGAAGAAATAATAGAGAAAATAAAGAAACTTCCAACTATATTTAAACTATTAAAATGTGTTCACATAGCTAATCCAAGATCTAAGCCATATAATGATATGTTAATTAAACCAGAATTAGTTAAATCCGTTATTCTCGATGAATTATCTTATCCGTTTAAGAATGTATTCTCTGATGGATATTTACAACCTATATTAACCAGAATATCTGAGAATTTTGTTAATCTGGTTTTAAGCGGCGAATATATCAATTTAATGACTTTAACCAATGTCAGGATTGATCAAATTAGCTTTGTCGAACAGCTAAAAAAGTTTGTCAGAATTTGTCTTAGCGAAATAAAGACATAAGGAGATATTAGATATGATTTCAGTTGTAGAATATTTATCTGAACTTAATGAAGAAGATGATGATATCCCTTCAGGTAAATTTCGCAAGCTTCGTAGATTTAAAGATGGTAGTGGAAAAGGAAAAGGGATGCCAGGTGGTCTTAGACGAAATCGAAATATGAATCCTTGTTCAGATGATGGTCCTGGTTTTGGAGAAGGTGAAGGACGAGGAAAAGGGAAGAACAGGTAACAAAATATGGAGGCAAAAGACACAATATCAAAAACAGAAATTCAATCTGAACTTATTGAACGACAAAAATCATTAGACGCTCAGATTGATCATTTGGATAAATTTATTTTAGATCTTACTTCCCATAAGATATCTTTAGAAAACGCTAATAGACAGATTGAAAAATTAGCGAATGCCGAACAAGATGCAACAAAAAAAGGAAAGTTTTATACATCCCTTCGAATGAATATTGAACTCTTAACAAAAATATTCGATTCAATTTCAAAACTTGAAACAATAAAACACAGTTATCATAAAGAGATCGATGGGGTAATTGTCGATAAGATTAGACTTGTTGCCATAGATATCAGAAAAATTGATGAAGCTATGAAAAATGGTGAAGGAGATCTCGTTGGATTTTTTGAGAAATTAGGAAATGCAATGTCAAACCTTGGTAAAGGTGGCAATCCTACTATTAAAACAAACATAGATGTTGATCCTGAATATAAGTTGTAAAAGAAGGGGGATTTTTGTTATATGATTTCTATCGTAAAGGCTGGAGTCGATCCTGAGAAGAAATCTGGAAGTCGAATTATTGATGCTTTAAATGATGAGTTTTCTGAAGTTCCACAAGTAAGTTGTATTCGGAAACTTATAGTTGTTAGAAAAATAGATCCAGAAGAATTTGAAGATCAAGAGGTGGATAATATGGGTAGAGAAGAAGACGATATCGAAATGACACAAGAAGAAATTGATGCATTGGAAAAAGAGATTCCAGATGAGATTGATAAACTGTCTATGGAAGAACTTGGACTAACAGAAGATGATCTTGATGATCTTGAAGATTTTGAAGTGGGAGAAGATTCTGATGGGGAAGACATGTCAGATGAAGAACTTGCAGAACTCGAGAAAGAGATTCCTCCCGAAGTTGATCAACTTAAAGACGAGGATTTGGACCATGATTCAGACATCGACGACGAAAGCGAAAGTGTCACTAAAGCAGAAGATGGCGAAGGTTCTGAAAAAGGTGAAATCACAGCTAAAGAAGAAGTTGAAGAAGATGACAAGCTCGTTAAAAAAGATAAAAACAAAGATAAAAAAGAAAATAAAGATATTAATACCGAAGAAAAGGAAGATATAAATGACTATCTCTAATGATGACAAAATTGATTTAAATAAAATTGTGTCTGAGTTTATTCAATATGTTAATGAAGATAGTCCAAATAACAGCACAGATCCAAATGTTATTAGAGTTAAAGTTATTAAAGCGGATCAAAATGCTTGCCCAAGTTGTTCTAGAACTGCTAGAATCAATTCTGGTGGTTGAAAATAAAAAATTCTATAGTTTATAGAATACTAATAAAGTTGGAGGCGGAAAGTGGCCAGAGTTAAAAAAGAAGAAAGTGTATCTCAGATTAATTTAGATTCGTCACAATTTGAAGCAGCACCGGTAGATTTTGCAGAGAAATTGAGTCAAGCATTTGATCATACAATTACGACAAATTATGGTTTTGCAAGAGCACCAAAACCATATATTACACCATTTGGTATTCAACATTTAGACGCCCTGTTGGGAGGCGGAATAATATCTTCAGCACCGGTTGTATTATCATCAACACCAGAAACCGGTAAGTCAACTTTTGCATTTCAGTTTGCTAAAACGTTTCAGACCATATATCCAAATTCAATTATTGTTTATTTGGATGTTGAAGGAGCAGCAAATGCTTCTGGGTCACTTAAGGCAGATGGAACCGCTAACAATTCATCAAGAATGCAGATTTTCATGATTGATGAAAAGAGATTTCGTTACGAACCAATTATTATTGATATATATGGTTTCTTTGATATGATAGAATCGTTGGTCAGTATTAAGAAAGCTTTTGAAGAGAAGTTACAGAAAGAGTTTAAGATAATGATTGTCTGGGATAGTATCGCTGCAACACCATGTTCAAAACTTGCGGAAGTTGCTGATCCAAATAAGATCATTGGATTGAAGGCAAGACAACTGTCTTTCTGTATCGAAAAATATGCACCATTATTGGCATATAATAGAATTACTTTCTTAACAATTGATCAAGTTCGTGCAAATCTCCAGTTGGAAGGGCAGTATGTTGCAAAAGAGAAATCTGTGGGAACTTGGAATGACTATAAAGCCGCATCTTCTATTGTTGCTTTTAATCATAAAGTTGGACAATGGTTGTTTCTTTCTAGGAAAACAGCTATTAACCCAAGTGATGGTATGGGAATTACTGGTTGGTATATGAACGTGTTTACGGAAAAGAATAAGATTGCACCATCACAAGAATCAGTAACATGTGTATTTGATAAGCGGACAGGTCTACATAAGTTCTGGAGTGAATATACATTTATGTCAGAAATGACAAGATCTGAATTAAAATATTTCAAAGAAGAAAAAAGTCTTTGTTATCCACTGGCAATACGCAAGTCTGGTCCACAGGTTTATCTTGAATTTCTCGATCCTACTACAGGAAATTCACAATATACGTCTGAGAAGTTTTATCGGAAAAATGCTCAAGAAAAGTATCTTGCCGATGAAAACTTTAGAAATGCATTTGACTATGTCATGTCCATTTCGGTTGAAAGACGAATTACAAATGGACTATTTCAATTAAGAAATAGTGGAGCTCTTGATGTTAATGTTGCTCCAGATGAAGTGATAGATGATATTGTTCCTCCTGAAACAGAGAAAATAAGTGAAGAAGAAATAGTGGAATCAAGTAAACCAGAACAAGAATCAACATATGAATCTGCGTTTGAATAAGTTTGGAGAATTATTATTATGAATGTAACTTTTTTGAAAGATATTAGTGAAGCATATGTTATGGATTCTGATTTGGAAGTAGATCCAAATCAAATTTATGAACAACTTTATGATGTTGTTAAGTTTCTACAATCATATGATTTAGAGCTTTATAATGAATTGTATGAAGGCACAAAACTCCAGCAACAGCGAATTCTTAAAAATTATCTTGATATTACATATGAATCAGAATTAATTACTGAAGATGCCGTGGTTATTCCTATTTCTGTTGGTACTCTTCTTGCTGGAATAGCCACTGTTATTTTTGGAAAATCAGCTGCAAAACTGGTTAATAAAACACTAGCTCTTCTTGGTGAGAGTTTTGAAACTCTTGGAAAGTGGCTTGCTAGACATGGAAAATACTCTCAGATTCGATATGCAATTACACATCAGAATACACAAGCTTGTTATAGGAAATGTGGAATTCAGAAACCATCTGATATAAAGTTTTTGACAAATGTTACAGCTACGGGTTCTTCTTTTATTGGTGGAGAGAAGAGTATTGAGCAGGGCAAGTGTCTAAGAGAATGTTATGTTACTGAACTGATAGATGTTATTGCTTTGCATATGGAAAATTATTTTGCATGTCTTAAACGCACTGGTAGTTTTGATGTTGTTCAGAAAACTGATTCTGATGATATTATGAAAATGGTAAGCAGTACTAATGTTGCTGCTGCCTGTGAGAGTTATTATAATGCTGCTAGAGAAGCGCTTGATAATTTTTATAGATTTATTGAATTAATTTATGATGATCGTTTAGAAGCTGATAAGCGTTTGGAAAAAATCAATTTGCTTCGTAATAAAATTTACGAAGCCAGACAAACCATTCAAAAAACGAATGAAAATCAAATTCAGAGATATGGTCAACAACCTTTTAGACCTCCACAGCAAAGTCAAAAGCCTTTTAGACCACCTCAACAAAACACAAATAATCCAAATTTCAGGAGGAATTAGAACATGGCAGAAGTTATTGAAGAAGGCTACACTACTAGCCGCATTAGCAGATCTAAAATTGATAAGATTGAAGCTCTTAAGGGAGCATTCGCCGTTAGTATTGCCCGCCAGAAGAAAGATCCTCTTTATGACAAGATGATCCGATTTAAGAAAGCTTATAAACTTACAAAGAAACAGCTTATGGGGAAATATGCTGGCAAGGCAAAACTTGCTGCTATGAATGCTGCAAGAATGGCAAAATAAGATTTTGATAAATTGAGGGAGATAGCAATGTCTCCCTCAATTTATTTTGTTCATAAAATATATAGAAATTATATTTTTAAAAAAGAAAGTTTTGGAGGCGCAAGTGAGTCAATTTAATGATTTAATGAAAATGTTAGACATCTCGGGGATAGGATCTGCCGAAAATTCTAAGACGGAAGAATCTGTTCCTCCTATTTTTTCACAAGAAGTTCCAACAGAAAATTCTTGTGAACCTTCATACGAGATCTTGCCGAATTTACCAATAGTAAATGAACCTTTTAATATTGATAAATTTTCACGAGAACTTTATGAAAAATCATCTGTTAAAAATCAATTGTATAGAGAGGCAGTTCAAAATATTAGTGCATATGATATTTCCTCTGGGTGTATAAGAGAGATTGTTTATAAACTATTAAATACACCGGTAGAGTCTTTTGCCGACAAATGGTTACCCATTTTAATGAGATCAACAATTGGAACGGCCGTTCATGAATTTATTCAAAACAATACAAATCAATTTACTGAAAGAGAAGTTTCTTTAAAAGTACCATCACTTAGATTTTCTGTTAGATTAGATAATTTAATTGGACAGAATATTTTAGTTGAAATTAAATCATGTCCTTATAGCGATTATGAAAAAATAATTACGTCAAGAAAACCCAGAGTTGATGATTTTTATCAAACAATGGTTTATAAATATATATTAGAAAATCATTTACAAGAAGCAAAAGATCCTTCTGTTAAGATTCGGAAAGGAACTGTTAAACCCAAATTTGATTCTTATGATATTAAAACAGTTCAATTTATTTATGTTGCTCATGATGTTACGGCTACAGATGTGGATTCTTTTGCTGAAATACTAGAGCGCATTAAACAATTGAAACGGACACTTAATTCTAAATCAAATTCATTTTTCTTTATGACAACTATGGTGGTAGATGTTACTAATGGTGTAGCAAAACCCTATATAGATTATGTCAGAACTAAACTTAAAGCAATCAATCAATATCTTGATACTGATAAATTGCCAGATGCAAGCGATCCATATATTGATAAGAATAAGTGTTATTTTTGTATGTATAATAGAATGTGTGATCTAAGATAAAAGTTGATTAGTAAGAAAGAGGACGACATTATGATTAGTTTAAACTGTTTGTTTGAGCAAGAGGAAGATTCAAAAGGACAATATAAAGTTCCTATGATTGAAAAGTTAAAAACACATAAATTGAATCCGAGAACCAACAGAATGAAAAATTTTAAAACGATTAAATATTTATTTACCGATATTGCGCCGGAGGAAAGAACTTTTAAAAATCTTCCAAGATATGCGAATAAAGATCCAAAAGTTAGATTTCAAGATTGGTTAGAAATAGATGCTAAGAAGCGACATCCCGATCATTCGGTTACTAGTTGGGGTTGGGCTGCTGATGGTAAGTGTTATGGGTGGAGTCATCGAGCCGTTCATGGATTTAAAGTTGGTGAAATAGTGAAAGCAGACACAATCGGAAACGACTCTAAAAAAGAATATGAAATTAAAACAAAAGAGCAAGCTGAAGAAGCTGCTAAAAATTTTGCAAAAGATGTAAGTTAAAGGATTGACTATGTTAAATATTTCTTATTTATTTGAAAACGCTCGTGCCGGAGGAAAGACGACAAAAGCTATGATAGATCACTTTAATAAACGAACTAGATATCATATTGATCTTGTTAAAAAATATCTTGATAAAATTATTAATTTGAAAGATTCACGATTAGATAATGATATATTAGAAAAAGAAAAAATAGAACACGATCAAAGCAAATTCAGAGAACCTGAATTTGAACCATATTTATATGTTAATTGGTCTTATCATATGAAGGATCTTGGAGCAGAATACATTCCATCTGAAGATATTAAAAATCAGATGCAAGCTGCCACTTTCCATCACGTGAAAATAAATCAACATCATCCAGAAGCATGGGACGAAAAATCAACACTTGAATCAATTAACAATAAAGATCGTGATAAGCCACCTGAGGAAATTGTTGATGCAACTAACATGCCTTTATCTTATGTAGCGACTATGATCGCCGACTGGCTTGCAATGAGTGAAGAAAAAAACACCTGCCCATATGAATGGACTAAAAATAATATTGATAAACGATGGAAGTTCAATAAAGATCAAGAAAAATTAATCTATGATTTGATTGATAAAGTTTGGGAGAAAAAGAAATAAGAAAACTCGCCCGTGAAGGCGCGAGCCTTCGGGGCGATGATGGATTAGGCTGATTTTTCAGCCTTCTCCTTCTTTCTTTTTTCGTCTGCAGAGATGATATCTTCTGCAATCTTTCGACGTCTCAGGTAGCCGAAGCCACCCAGAATACCGATTGTTAGCAGCCCAAGGCTGCCGACACCTTTAACTGTAGTAGCCGAAGCTTCCGCAGATTCAGCTGCTTCCAGCGCCGCTTTCGCAGACGCTTCAGCTTTGGCAACTTGCAACTCGTATTCTGTGGTTGGCGTATAGCCGAACCAGCCAAATACTGTGTCGATCGGACCGGCCTGAGCCGTCCCAACCATCAAAGCGAACATGACCAATACTACAAA